AAACGTTTTTATTTATCTTTGTAAATATTTTATCTTTACCGATGATTATTCTTTTGTCAAATAGGATTACCTCGTCAGTTAATGGAATACACCATAACACATCTGTATCACTTGATCCAAATGATTGTTGAGTAATGTCTAAATAATTATTAGAGGGACTATGATAATCAACATATATGTACGGATAATTTTTTTGATTTAACCAATTATACATCATTTTTTTAACAAATTTTTGTGATACAAATTCCAAGCACTCCCATAAATTATCCGTTGTAGCATTTCCATAACTATATTTTTTCAGATAGCTATTGATTCCTACCTGAAATGATTTTGAACCAACCAATTTGATTATCAATCTAATGATATTTGATCCTTTGGCGTATGATATGTCATCGAATCCCTGCATTATTTCGTCTTTTTTTGTGACATCATTACAAATAGGATGAGAACAAGCCATACTATCCGATTCTAATGCATCGGTGGTTTCTTTTTTATAATAGTGTTCCCAAACATGCCAATCTGGAAAAATATGATCTAATGTTTCCCAACTCATCCACGTAGCGAAACTTTCATTTAACCATAAATCTGACCACCATTCCATTGTCACCAAGTTACCAAACCATTGATGTGCGATTTCGTGACATACTATGTTAGCTATTATCAATTTATTTGATGGGCTGGTATTATCTTGACATAATAATGTTGATTCATTAAAAATAATTAGTCCCCAATTTTCCATCGCACCTGCAGCAAATGTGGGCACAGATATCAAATCTAATTTTCTAAGAGGATATGATATTCCAAAATATTTAGTCATATGCTTTAAAGATGCCAGCGCAACATCCAATGCAAATTGAGAATACCTTGGATCATTATGACTGTAAACACGAACGCGAATACCATCTGTCATATTTTCGATAAATTTATCGTCGCCAATATAAAATGCGACCAGATATGTTGACATTTTAGGAGTAACAGCAAAAGTATGCAAAATATATTTGCCGTATTTTTTGTGCGATATCTCATCTGTATTTGATATGACTACTCTATCTTTTTGAGCAAATATTTCTAACTGAAATGTTGCTTTGAAATTTGGCTCATCAAAACAAGGAAAACAACATCGTGCATAATGAGGCTGAAATTGAGTAGATATAATATCGATATCTTTTCTGGTAGATTTATAAACTCCAGTTACTTTGTTGGTGATATGTCCAATATATTTGATCTTAATTGTCCCTTGTTGGGGCAACTCATCAAATACTAATTTAATTTGTTCGCATTCTTTCACATAAATAATTTCGTTGCATTTGATAATATCATTTATTGTTGCTGATATTATTTGTAATTCCACTCCATGTAATGTTATTTCCGAACTATTATTTCGTTGTTGATAAGTAAGATAACAAATACCACCAAAAATATTGCCGTTTGGTTTAATGATAATGTGATAATGGGTCGGCGTTATCGTTGTTTTTAATCTATAATCGCTCATTTCTTGTATATTGATTAGATTTCATTAACGAAATGTTTTCTTCTTGAGGTCAATGTAAAATAATTAAGCCATTAATTATAGTTATAATTAATGGCAGGAGCAATAATACAATTAGTCGCATATGGTGTGCAAGATTTATATTTAACGGGAGATCCACAAATAACTTTTTTTAAGATAATTTATCGACGCCATACTAATTTTTCAGTAGAATCAGTATTACAAAACTTCTCCGCTCCAGCAAATTTTGGTGAGACTGTAACATGTACGATATCAAGAGTTGGTGATCTGGTTGGTGAGATTATGTTGTATATGAGCATCCCAGCAATTCCTAAATTTATAAATCCATTGACTTATACGGAGGATCCTATTAAGAAATTTGCATGGGTAAGATTTTTAGGTTATGCATTAATACAAGAGATAACAATAGAAATTGGTGGAAAGTTAATTGATAGACAATATGGCGAATGGTTATACATATGGGAACAAGTGAGCGGACGACAAGATTTAGGTATAGATAAAATGGTTGGTAACGTGCCATCGATGTATGAGTTTAGTAACGGTAAAGATGGATATGAACTATATGTTCCGCTAAAATTTTGGTTTTGTAAGAATTCTGGCTTGGCATTACCATTAATCGCATTGGCATCTTCTGATGTAAAAATAACTATCATGTTCAGAAGATTAGAGGAATGTTTTCGTATCGGTCCCACTTCATCCATAGAAGTAGAAGATAATGTGGTACCTTTTGTATATGGTGACTATATTGAGCAAACTGTAAACGGTGAAAAAATTGCGGGGTATTTTATGGGATTTGATTATTTATTAAAAAAAATATATTACATCAAAATTGTTGATCCAAACGCTATTAAAAAAAGATTTGAAAGCTCACCTATATCTGGAGCAGCGAATAGTATTCCTTATCGGATCTATAAAACTCCAACAAATGATTTAAATCTCCCTCGATCATATTGTACTCCTAAAGCAAAATCAATCGAAATGATTGAACAAGTACAATTACCTTATAAACCCATCTTCGTTAATTCATTTTTGTATGTCAATTATATTTATCTCGACACTGATGAAAGATTCAAATTCGCAAGATCAAACCATGAATATTTAATAGAGCAGATACAATATAATCAAGAAATAGGAGTAAATAGTCCAAATATCAAACAAAATTTGACGTTAGATCATCCTTGTAAGGCGCATTATTGGATTGCGCAACTAGATATGTTAGTAGGTCCAGGTACAATTAATGATTTATTTAATTACACAACATCTTATCTGCGTCGCTCTTTACCGGTTGGATGTCAAGAAGATGCAGAAATTGTGTCAGGTGGAAACGGTGAATTGGTTGGTACTGATTTGGTGGAAAATGCAACATTATTATTAAACGGTAGAGATCGATTCGGTGTCAGAGATTCGGAATATTTTAATCTTACACAACCTTATCAGCATCATTATCGAGGTCCAGAAGTGGGTATAAATATGTATTCATTTTGTTTGTATCCGGAAGATCATCAACCATCTGCGACATGTAACATGAGTAAAATAGATTACATTACAATGCAGATGCAATTAAATAACATAATAAATTCGAAAACTACGTGTCGTATTAGATCTTACACTATCAACTACAATGTGTTGCGGATATTTTTTAATTTAGGAGGCTTAGCGTTCGTTTAATATTCAATTATTATTGAATATTAAATTATTTACGTCCATTAACGGTGACTGTCAACATAGTAACAAGAGCATCAATAAATTTAGCACTTGATTTTTCTACGTCTTTAGTCTTCTTCAAATACCTTTCTTCGATTTCTTTAATTTCGGCGTCATCTTCAATGCCATTAATATCGATACGATTACCAGTAGCTCTCTGGATTTCACCACGTTTGATTTCGTTCAAGAGAACAGTATTTGCTTCTTTTTCGCCTTCAGAAATTTTAAGGAGTGCGTCGTCCATTTTTTTTCTACTATTCTCAGATAATTTGACTCGTTGTTGTCGCTCTAACATTTTTTCGATTTGTTGGTACAAATTTTTCAATAAATCTGCAGATCCTTCTTTACCTCCTTCAAGAAATTTAATGATATCGTCGCCATGACCACCGGTTTGTTGTGGCATATCACGATCGAACATACCTCGACTAAATGGAGCATCAATATCAACTGCGCGATGGCGTTTCATGTCATTGAACATTGCTCTGCGCTTGTAGGCATATACGCCATCTTTGAAGTTACCACCTAATTGTGTCAATCCACGTAAAAGCATTTGTAAGCCAACATTGTTTTTGGCGTTAGCTACTTTACCAGCTGGATAATATTCATAGACTTTTAAATCATCTCGAAAGTTGACGTTTGGTTTGTTTGCTGGGCCTTCAGCCTTATCTTTAACGACCCATCCTTTATTAAGGACTGATGGATGGGCATTGACCCATTCAACCAATAATGATAAATAGTTAAGGAAATATGGATTTTCTTTCATCATTTTAACTGCATTGGCAGCTGTGACTGACGCAGTAGCGAATTTATTTTGAAAATTCGCGTCATCCAAGTGTTTGAACCATGCGCTTAAAGGTTGTACTTTTATCAACGCAATATTTCCAAAATTGGAATCTTTTTCAACAACAGTTTCGAAACCAAATTTCTTCAAGATGCCGTATGCAATTTCAGGATTGATCTTGCTAATTATTTCTTGATTGGCAAGGCGTTCGCCCCATTTCTTTTTATTATCAATATTTTGGAAGACTTCAAAACATTTTTCATACGTTCCACTTTCTAAAGCACATTCGGCTATAAAACTGGTACAATTTGTAGTGAGCGCATCATCGATAAAACCACATTGGGTGTTTACATAATCGAAGCCTGGTAGTTCCTTGGCCTTTAACCAAGTTCCGGTTTTGGGATCCTTACTCCAATCTGATTCTTTGGCTAACATGAATGCTTTCAAATCGTTTTCTG